CAGGCAGAGAATGTATTCTAGCTAAGAAAAGTTCTTTTGCTCCTCTGTTTCTAGTTTTAGGTATATCTTCAAAGCCTGTCCATTGCTTGGCTGCATAACGAACTGCTGGGTCGTTGAAATCTAGTTCTATATTTTTAGCTTCAGCAATAGCTTTAATGTTTTTTACAGAAACATCTACCTTATCTTTGTCTTCTCTTATAGAAGTTTCACCTGCTTCTTCGGATTTAGTAAAAGCATGATTAGCAAAACTTTCTAACAAGGCATTGTAATCTTTAGGTTTTAAAACCTTCTTAATATCTGGCATAGAGAAACTACTCTTTAACTCTAAGCCTTTACTTTCTAAATACTTGGAAGTCTTTTGTAGTTTTTCTACTTTATTCTCAAGCATTTCACTAACTGTATTAGCTGCATATGCTGATGTTTTTTCTTTATTTAATTCTTTTTTTAAATCTTCTGATAAAGAAGAATCAAATCCTATTAATGTAGATAAATTTATTTGTGTAAGGTTAGGGTCAAGTATAGTTCTTCCTAAAGTTTTAGCTGATCCACTATCAGGCATACCCATAATGTAAACGTCATTATCTACTTCTACTTGTAGTTTCTTTCTTTCGTAATTAGTTTGTTCTTTATTCTTTGCCCTCAAAGCTGTGACTTCATCAGCGTGTGTACTAATTACAGGGCTTTCTAGATTTGTGTAATCAACTACTGCAAATTGCCCATCAGGATTCTCTATAACACCTAAGTCTGGTGGTAATACATCAACAACAGCAGGAACTGGTATCTCAGGTTTTTCTTTTATTATAGGTTGTTGAAACTCTTCTACTGTTCCTTGTTCTTGAGCTTTATTGAATTTGTCTTCTGATTCTAAATTTGTTCTATTATCTCTAGCTCTTTCTTCTGCATCTTTTAATTGTTGGCTACTAACACTTCTTCTATTTGCTAAACTATTTACAAACAAATCAGCACTCGCACCAAGAATACCACCAATAGTAAACTCTTCTAATGCACTATCAAATATAGGAATTTCTTCACTATATAAACCTCTAGCTGTTAAATTTTGTGCTATACCTGCACCTGCTTCTTGGAATGCTTCAGCAGTACCTGTAGCTGCTGCTGATTTTAATCTTGTAGAAATAAGTTCTTGTACTGTAGGATTTTTTAAAGCACTTTTAGGTATGCTTCTAAACAATCTTTCTATAGGTGCTAATTCACTCATACCTATAGCACCACCAGTAAGTATGGCTACTTTTTCTGCAACTCTACCTGGTGTTTCGCCTAATGCTCTAGACTCTTCTAGTCGGTCTACTTGTTCACCCATACCCATAGGTACAGCTATTGCACCAGGAACACCAAAACGACCTACCTTGTCACTTACTATGCCTTGTGCAGCAAGCTTTCTACCTGCAAATGCAGCACCACCAAAACCAATTAATGAACCAGCTCCTTCAGCTAGCTTAGTTCCAAAGGTATCTCTGTATTTAGGATCGGATGCTAATGGTGATTCTGTAGCTACATATCTTTGATAGTCAGATATACCTTTAACTATATCGCTATCACTACCTAATGCTAAACCAGCTAAACCTTTGGCTGCTGTAGGTATCATTTGTGATAATCCTCTAACTGTAGATACAGGTTTATCTATTAACCATTCACCTAGAGAACCTTCATTAATATCAATGTTATATTCTGCCTTAACAGCATTAGCCAACTCATCCCTTTTATCAGGGGCTAAATCATTAGGAATTTTTAATGTTCTTCCATCAGGCAAATTAACTTTTTGCATATTAAGTATATGAAGCTATAAGATTTTTATTTGTACCAGACATTGCTTGTGGGTTATAGCCTGCTGTTTGTGCTTGTTGTGCTACTAAATATTGTAAAAATTGTTGTAATTGTACAACTTGTTGATCATCACCATTTTCTACAGCTAATTTTATAGCATCATTTATACTATCTATTTTTTTAGTTAATGCTGTTTCAGGTAATAATCTAGTTTCTTCTTCTAGTTTTCCTGTTTGTGCTCTTAAAAATCTAGCTTCTAAACCTGCACGTTCAGCAGCAGTTTTTCTTTCAGCAGAAGCACCAGCTACACCAGCTATACCTTGACCTAATTCACTAATGTTTTTAGCACTCATAATAGTGCCACCTAATTGAATTAGATCAGTCGGACTAAATCCACCACCTAAACCTTTTTTGGTATCTTTTTGTGAAGCTTTAAGATTTGCTAATTGTATATCTTGCATTAACTTTTGATAATCTTTTTCTGCTTGAGTAAGTTCACGTTCTTCTTGTCCAGGCATTTGTTCACTATCGCTTAAAGCATAATCAAAAATAGGTGAAGCTGAAAGTCCTAGTAGACCTGCTCTTGTAGGAGAAAATTCTCTTGATCCAATAATTGGAGGAGGTTTTTTACCAGATAAAATTGTTTTACCTTGTGTACTATCAGCTAAAAATTTTTGACCTGACTTACTAGTAACAGTATCTGGACCTTTTTTAGTATAAAGTTTTTGTCCTTGTCTACCTAAAAATCTTCCAGCATCTCCTAAACGACCTGATTGATATAATCCTTTTAATCCTAATCCAGCTCCTCTAGCCAATAAAGTTCCAGGAATTAACATAGAAGCATCTAATAATGCTTGACTGTAATCTAAGCCATCTTCATCTGTATATCTGTCATATATAGAATCACCTAAACCAGATATAAATGATCTATCTAAAGGACTCATTGCTGGACCACCTACTGCATAACCAGTTATACCACCACTAGCCATCATCATAGGCTGTTGCATTGGTTGTTGCATAGGAGCAGAGGCAGGCATACCCATAGGCTCTGAAGAGAAACTATCAGTTGGAGCTGATTCAGACGGCATACCTGCTTGCAAACCTTTAGGCTGCATAAACTCACCAACAACTTCTTCTGCTACTGTAGTAGTAGGTTGTGGTTGTGCTGCTGCATAAGCCTTTTCATTAGCAGTTCTTCTCTGTATTTCTGATAAAACTAAATACTGAGGAAACCTACTACTTGGGTCTTGTGACATTTGTGCTAATTGTTCTTTAGGCACATACTCTAGTTCATTAGAAAGTTGTACTAAATTTGGCATTATCCTCCTCCATATCCTTTATATAGACCTAAACCTGATAAACCAGCACCTAAAGCTTGTTGGAATAATCCAGGTTGTTGTGTAAATGTACTTGTACTTGCTTGAGGTGCTACTGGTACACCCCTTAAAAGATTACTAAAAAATCCTAGTTGATCTTTAGAATATCCTTGCTGTCTCAAGAAATCATCATAACCCATATCTAGGCTAGCTTGCTGTAATGCTCTTTCTTGCGATCCTATTCCTAGAAGTGCTTGTATTCTAGAAAGTGCAGCTCTTTCATTTTCTGTGCCTAATCCAATAAGTCCTTTGGCTTTAGCTAAAGCAGTACGAGAAGACATGTCATAAGCACTCTGTGCAAATTTTTCTTTTGCTTGATTTGCTGCTTCTTGTTGTTGCTGTGCATTTAATCCAAGTTTGGCTGCTTCTGCTCTTGCTCTTTCTCCAGCTTGATAAGCTTGCAATCTTTGTGCTCCTGCTTGTTGGCTTGCTTGTGCTTGTGTTTGAAAAGCTGATTGTCTATATTTTTCAGCAGCTTGTCTTGAAGCTTCTGTTTGTTGTTGTGCATTTAAACCTAATGCAGCAGCTTGTTGTTTTGCTTGTTGGCTTGCTTGATATGCACCTTGAGCAAATCTTTCTTGTTGCTGTCTAGATTGTTCTTCAGAAGTATATTGTTGTAGACCAAATTTCGCAGCACCTAATTGCGAAGCTCTTTCTCTTTCTAGTTGTGCTTGTGCATTTTGAAAAGCTTGTTGTGATCCTCTAGTTTGAATATCTCCTAACTGTGTACCTAAGTTTCTTTGACGTTCAGATTGCATAATAGCTTCACGATATCCGCCTAGTCCACCTGATGCTGCTGCTGCATCTTGATTTCTTGAAGCCATCATTTGTGATTGTCGTATAGCTTCTCTTTTTTCTATATCAGTAACATTTTGTTGATAAGGAGACATAAATCTTTGTAGATTTTTTTCATACTCAAGAGGATTAAAAGCTTCACCAGCAGTCCTTGCGGTATATGCTGAACCTCTTGTTTCAGGTCTGTATCCTGATGTTATTTGTTGACCTGCATAACTAGAAGGACCTAAATTTCCAGCAGCATAAGTTGGTCCAACATTTCCTGCTGTATAAGAAGAACTAAAAGTTCCTGGTGTATAACCTTGATCCCCATATGCTGCAAGACCTGTTAAGGCTGTACCTGCATCTGTATATTGTTGAGGAGTACCAGAAGCTGCATAGCCTCTAGTCATAGCTTGTCCTGTTAATTCATCAGGAGAAAAATAAGCTAATCTTGCTCCGCCATAGGGAGTATATCCTTGTAAACTTTCTGCTTCACCACGTTGTAATAGCCGTTTAAAATACGGCTCAACGTATTCAGGTAAATCAGTATTTGTTACAGTAGTTTCTGTTGGTTGGCTTCCGCCTCCTCCGCCTCCACACATAATTAAATCCTCTTTTTAGTTAAAAAACCCACATCTTGATAACCATTCTTAATCAAAAAATCTTTATAATTGTCTGTCTTTAAACCTGTGCTAGCACCAATACAAAGCTCCACTGCATTTTTTACTTTTGCCCAGTCTTCAAATTCCGATAACATTTTTTCTATTCCTTCATAGGCATGCTTTCTATACTCTGGTAAAAATATAACTATTAAATCTTCTGCTAATTTTTCTTTTGAAAAATAATACTCAGTTATGTATCCTACAAAAGCACCGATAATTATGCCATCTAAATCCGCTACCCAAGCAAAAACATCTGATCCTGGTATAGCTGCTTGGCTTGCAAGATAATTAAATTTTTCTTTATCCCAGCCTGATACATTAAATAGACTGCTTTCTTGAAAACCTTTTGCAATTGCCTCACACTGATCAAGGTCTTTATTTTCGTAAGCTCTAATAATCATTTGGTTTTTTCCTGTTGATCAAATTGCATTTCAAAAAGTAAATTATTTTTTTTCCATTTTGTATCTTTATCTGTAAGCCAATTACCCATTCCTTCTCTTCCTACAGCTTCTATACCATGACAATTATTTCTTACTGCCCAATCTAATAAAATTGGTTTACCTATTTCCATCCAGTCTTCCATATTTTTACCAGATAATTGCAATATATTTAACATTTTTAATCCAGTTGGATATAAAACAAAATTTGTTACAACACATCCTTTAACAATGTCTTCATTTGTATTATAAACCACCCATAAATTTGCATGACTATCTATTAATTGTTTATAAATAGTATCAATAGTATGTCTTCCGTTTGATCTTTTACAAGCACGCTCTAAAAATTTATCAACATACTTCCAAACTAAATAAATATCTGAGGGTAATACAGCAGATATTTCTATATTATTTTCTAATTTTTTTGCTGGTTCATTCATGCTGGCAACATTCCTCCAGCATTAGCTAATCTTGGTGCTTGTTTTGTAGTACCAGTTTTTTCTTGTCTAACTCTATCCATCATGTCATAAAGTTCTTTAGAACCAGCATCTGAACTGCCATCTCCTAACATTGATACTACATCAGCAGGAACAATAAACTCATCTTGTGATACAGCTATTCTTTCTTTATCGCCTATCATACCTCTTAGATCGTCATCCATTCCTCCTTCACCATTACCTTTTATTTGTCCTTGTGTTTGTGCTCCTGGTACTACAGATTGCAACACAGCTTCTCTAAGTTGCATAAATGCTTCATTACCATATTTAGTTAAAAACATATTTAGTGCTTCTTCATTATTTGATTCACCTAATAAAAATGCAGTTACTTCTTGAGTAAGAGGATCATTCATCATAGTCATGCCACCTTCTTGATATCCCATTTTATCTACAACATCAGGTGCTACTTTATTTAAAGCTTCTAATCCTTTATTAGGTAATTGACCGCCTTCAGCCATAGTCAATGAATCCATTTTTGATCTATTTAGTTGATCTTCTGTTAAACCAAATGTATTAAGAGGATTAAAACCAGCTAAAGTATTTGCACTTAAAGTATCTGTTACACCTAAATTAGTAGTTGTATCAAGTTGATTGTAAGGGTCAAAAGCAGATAAATCTAATGTATTGTTAAGTGTATTATCTGTTGTTGTAAAAGAATCTATTCCTGCATTTATATTATCTAGATTAGACAAAGCATCTATATCAAAAGTATCATTTAAATTATTATTTATATTCGTATCTAAACTATCTGTCATTAAATTATTATCAAGATTTATTAAATCATCCATATTGGTAGGATCATTAACTTCAAATTTTGGATCAACTGTATAATCTAATGGATTAAATCCAGTAAGATCAATGTTTGAACCCATAAAATTTATATTAGATAAATCTAAAGAATCAATTAAATCTTGTATATTGTCAGGAATTGTATAATTATTGGGATCAAATGATTCATCAATAATCGGTTCTTCTTTTGTTATGCCGTCAACTGTTGGGTCATAAACTCCTTCAGTTCCATCAGTAATTCCTAAATCTTCACCAGTTATATCTATATAAGGTGCAGGTTGTGTAGTGCTGTATGGAACTAATCCTGCTGGTGCTTCTCCTGTATATGCACTAAATGGATCAATAGATGCTTGTCGCCCTTCAGGTGATATTACTAATGGATCACCGCCATATCCTCCTTTAGTGCCTGTATATGTATCTAAAACGATTGGAGGACCTCCTGCTTCTAAACCTGATGCTGGAGCTGATATTGTAGATGGATTAAAATACATAGTTTCTGGATTAAAACCAGCCATAAAATTTGGATTTACATCATAAGCTTGTCTTGCAGGTGCAAATATTTGTGGTAATTCGCCACCAGTTATATTTTGACCACCTACGCTATCAATAGCAGCTCTCATATCGCCACCCATAAAATATCCTGTTCTTCCACCTTCTGCTGAGTAAAGAATAGGTTCAGGATTCATTAATTCATTCTGTCTCTTTTTTTCTTCTCTTTCAGCTTGCATTCTAGCCATCTGTTCTTCGTAGTCTGCTTGCATCATATCCATACCATACATAGTTCCAGTAGTTCCTAGTGTGGCTAATGCTAATGGATCATTCATGGCTGCTGAACCAATATTAGAAAGTCCTTGTCCTAAATTAAAATTATCTCCTTTTCCAAACATAGTCGTAAAATCTTCTCCAAACGTAGCTGCACCTGGTCCTGCAATATTGCCAGAATATGTTGCAACTGCATCTTTGCCTCCTTGTGCAATAAACTCAGAAGCATCAGGCATCATATTTGATAATTGCATTTGTCCTGCTTGGTTTAAAACTGGAGGAACAGGACCTACAAGTGTTGAAGAAGCTTGTCCTGCTTGTGCTAAAGTAGGGTCTTGTAAAAGAACATTAGTATTTATTTTTGTTGCAGCATCAGTAGCCCCTTGAGCTCCTTCAGCAAATTTTGATGCTTCTGCTCCTCCACCAAATATTCTTGCTCCCATACCTGCTGTAAGACCTGCTTTTAATCCTTCTTTAATATCACCTGTAACTGCTGTTTGTGCTAGACCTGCACCAATACCTGCTGCTGCTGCTTTACTTAATCCTGCTGTTGCTAACCCTCCTAGTGTACTACCAGCTAAAAGACTGCCACCTAGCATTGAACCAAATATAGGTGCTAGAAATGGTAAGAAAGCTTCTGGTTGTCCAGTTTGAGGATTAACTGTTATAGGCATAGCTGATGCTAAACCTTTAACCTCTGCTGGATTAACGTGCAGTAACATAGAATCGCCATAACGACCTTGTGCTGCTACGTTTTTAGTTTGTTGTTGTATATCCATAGTATCTCCACCTTGTTGCATTATTCTAATATCACTTCTACCACCCTCACCTGTTCCTTCTTGAGGTCCATAATAACCCATAAAATTTCTTACTTGACTGTAAGGATTAAATCCAGCTTCACCTACACTAGATAAATAATCTTCAAATTTACCTAATCCTTGCCTTCTTGTTTTAGGTTTAAAATCGTAAACATCTTGTATTCTATAACCACCATCTTCTTGTGGTATAGCTGAAGCTTGACCTAAAAAAGTTTTTAAATTGTATGCAGGATTTTGTAATTTATTCAGTAATCCTAATAAACCCATGTCTCCACCAACATCTGCATATTGAGCACCTTCTTTGGTACTTTCATAATCTTTATACTCAATAGCATAAGGATTTAAACCTGATTCTTCTTTTTCGGCTATTCTTTCTGGTGTTTGACTTCTAGCTATAACTTTTTTTAAAACATCTCTTTCTTCTTTTGATAAATCTTTTTCTGTTCTGTTTTGTCCAGGATTAAAAATTTGTCTTATATTTATAGGCAAAAAAGATTCTTCTTCTATAATTTTTTTTTCTTGTACTGAAGGCGTAACACTAGTTGTAGATTTAGGTGTTGTAGATTTAGGTCTTGTACTTTTAAATGCACCACTTTCTTCTTGTATAAAAAATGGATCAGATTGATTTACTCTTTCTACACTAGAAGATTTTTTTGTTTTAGGTTTTTCACGACTAGGAATATCTAAAGTTTTACCTGCAAATATTTTATTAACATCTTTAATATTATTTAGTTCAGCTAATTTTTTTACAGAAATATTATTATCTTTAGCTATTTGACTTAATGTATCACCAGATTTAATTTTATATTTCATTACCTTTCCTCTAAGGTTTCACATCCGAACACATTAAAACTCATATTAACTGCACTCGTATAAACCTTTAATACATCTGTTTGATTAAGGGTTATACCTATAACTATAGCTAATGAGTCGTTAGCTGCAACTGATTTGTCATAATATAAAAACTGTTTATCATCTGCACCTGCACCAGCTACATGAACGCTTAGTCTAAAAGTTATAGCTGATCCTGTGCGATTAGCTGCCACAATAGAACTAATTGTAGTCTGTGTCATATCAGGCACAGTATATAAAACTGTTGTTGTTGTAGCTGCTGGGTCTAATTGACCTAATACTTTTAATATATCAGCCATGTTTTATTCCCATTAATAAAAATTGTTTGCGTATAACAGACTTACTAGTAACTGAATCTTGTAATTTTTGTATATTAGTAATTTTTGTATTTATACTTTCTATTGCTTGTTCTATTGTTCTTCTTGTAACTGCTTCATTATTAGAATCATATTCTATATCTGGTGCTGGTAATGGTACTGTTTTTATTTGAGCCATTATCTTTTTCCGTCTGGTCTAATTTCTAATCTTAAATCTCCTAATCTCCATCCATAATCACTAGATGAATTAGATATACGCATAGCTGCTTGTCTAGTTCTAGCTCTTGTATTTTCAAATGTAGAGGCTGGTGTTACGTTTATAGTTTGTAAAGTAGATAAATCTTGTAAAGGATAATCTCTACCTTTAATAGTAAAAGTAACACTATCACTTGTTGATTGTTGATCCCTAAATTCAATATCAGGTATTAATTTAGATATAAATGTAAATCTTTCTCCGTCTGGAGCTAAATCAAAATCACTAGACTCTATGTAAGCAGTAAATGCTTCACCATCATTACTATGTCCTACTTCTTGATTGTAGAGATAGTTAGTATTAGTGCCTGTTGTTTTAGCAGCAGCTAATGGAAAATCTAATGAAGGTGCTTCTATCCATGCAGTTCTTGTAAAGCCATCAGATGTAGTTCCTATAGACCATGTATTTTCTAAATAATTATAAATAACATATTTATCTATTTCTAAACTATTAGCTGAAGGATAAAACCAAATGACTTCATTATTGTTTTCATTTGATGTTCCAAATATTTTAAATTGTTGACCTAGATTTATATCTGAATATATATGATCTAATACAGTACAAGCCAGTCTTTGTGCATTTCCTGAGTAAGAATAAAATCCACCCCTATCCATAAAATAAACTCTGTTATTGGCATTAACTGCTGCATTAGGTGCTATAAGTGAAGGACCTTGTGCTACTTCTGAAAAAGAAAATATAAATGGTTCACCTACAAAACGCATAGATACTATACCTACATCAGTCCATATAAGTATTTCTTGTCTCGTGCGTAATGCACCAATAATTGTAGAGCCTTGTGATAGCTGTACACCACCTGCTTGATTAGTTGATGTAGGTGTCCAATCAATAGAACTTTCTTTATCTGACCACCTTACTAACAAAGGGTCTGCTGTTGATGCACCTATAGTATTAGCTCCGAAACAAATAATATGTTTGTCTACGTCTGACATCATTATTTGTAAAGCAATAATAGGTGGATTGCTTGCACCTGATAAATCTGAAAAAGCTACCGCTCTTTGTGTAGCACCTGCACTTTCATCCCAAAGAAATATGCCACCACCCCTAATACAAGATATAAGATCATCTCCAAAATTATCTTGTGACCATAATCTTAACTGACTAGAAGCTGATATAGGACTTACTGAACCAAATGTGCCTGCACCCCAAGTACCTGCACCCCAACCTGTTCCTTTAACAAAAACATCTAAACCTATACTTATTTGATAAGAACCATCTACTGCTGAACCACCATTATTGATATCATCTGAGTTTGCTGTAACTGTATTTCCGTCTGTATCTTTAGCTGTTATAGTGTATGTATTAGTAGTTAAAGTTTTTAATATTTCATATTCTTGATTTAAAACATCTGCTGTTATTAATCCACCTAAACTTACTGCTTGTGCAAATGTAACAAAATCTCCTGTTTCTGCACCATGACTTGAATCAGTTACAGTTATAGTAGAAGAACCATTTGTTGCTGCAAAAGTTATTGAATTTGTGCTTGTTTTTCTTATAGGAGTTATATCATTAAAATTATTACCCTGTTTAAGATAATATTTTAAATGTGTACCTACTCCAACATAATCTGTTTGTCCTTGGTCTCTATAAGAATGCAAGCTTCTACAAGTGCCTTGAAAATTATTTAAAGTATTTTTTTCCCATCCTGCTATCTTTTCTGGTCGCCCTTTGCGAAATCTTACTTTATCAGAGTCAAACCAACCACCCTCATTAGAGTAGTTAGTTCCTTCTTTATTTATTCCTGGTTTAAAAACAAATTTTGCTAATGGCATTCTAGACCTCAATCCATTCCTTGCCTTCAAAAAGCAATGCTTCCGCTTCTCTTCGTCTAATTAATCCTTGCAATGTTTCTCCTCCAGCTTTGTTCCATCTTTTAATTTGTGATGGTGTTGTATGATAATCACCTGCGTTAAGTAATTTTAGTAATGTTGACTCACCAAGATTAGTTGGTCCTAAGTTATAAACCCAACAAACTAAAGCATCGAATTGGTTCTGTTTTAAGGGCACTTTAACCATATCATTGATATAGCCTTCATATTCAGGCATTTCTTCTTGTAATAGATGTTCTGCTTCGTCTTGGTTTATCTTATCGCCTTCTTTAACATCTTTAGTATGTCCATAACCAATTGTTAAAACATTTACTGAGTCTCTATATGCTTCTAATTCACAACCTTCAAACTTCTTTATTAAAGCTATTCCTTCTTGTGATATATTCATATTACTCCCCTGTATCAGGTTTATTTGTAGTAACCTTTTTATAATAGACAACAACTTGTTTAAGTTCATTTATATATCTTTTTAACTCCTGCATATTGTATGACATGATTTCATAATCAGGTACAGACATAGCAAAAAAAACTATTTGTCCATGTTCCTTTTCTACTCTTGATAGAAACTCATCTACATTTTTATCAGAAACTACATACCAATATGGCTCTTTTAAATCAATCTGCCTTGGCATAACAGGTTGTACTATTTGCCTTTCTAAAGGCTTAGTAGTTATTTGTACGTTTTGTTTACTTGGAAACAGACTGCCACTGTAGACCATCATCAAGATCATCAATGCTGCGACTGTCTTCTTCAATACTATCAAATACATTCTTTGTTCCTTTATTTACCCTTGGTTCTAGCAAAGATGGTTTAGCTGCTGCAAGTTTTGTTAAATCATGTCTTTTAAATATATCTAAGTATCTAGACATTTCTAACTGTATAGATTGATTTTTGCTTTGTATTTCTAATAAGCCTTCTGTTTGCAATTTAAAATCACTTTGCAAAGATTCAATAGCAGCTTTCTGTTCTTGATCTCTTAATTCAAATGCTTGATTTAAAGCAGATAATCTTGAATTTTCATTCCAAAGAAAATATCCAATTATTGTCATAACTGCAATGATACCTATTAAAACTTTACTCATATCTTATGCCCATGTATAAACCTGTAGTGGTTTAGCTTTACCTTTAACTTCTATAGGTTCTAATAATTGTAGCTTAAAATCACTATATTTGGCAGTTTCTTCGCCTATCAAAACTCCTACTCCAGCAACCTTAGTGCTTGATTCTAATCTAGCAGCTACATTACAAGGATCACCAATAAGACTAAAAGCAAACCTATCTGTTGCACCAAAGTTACCAGCTATGCAAACTCCTGAATTTACACCTATTCCTATAGCAACTTTAGGTATGTCTTCTTTTGCAAATTTAATGTTTAACTGGTCAATATTCTTTTCTATTTCTTTTGCAGCCTGTAAAGCAAGATTATGATGATTATCTTGTGGAATAATTGTATTCCAATGAAACATACCAGCATCTCCAATAAACTTATCAGTACAACCAAAATATTTATTAGCTGCTTGTACTTGTACATCTAATACAGAATTCATTATGTACGTTACCATTTCAGGTTCTACTGACTCTGATAGGCTAGTAAAACCTCTAAGGTCTGTAAATATAATAGAACAATCAACACGCTTACCATTTACCTGACAAAGTTCTGGATTATCTTGTAGCTTTTTGACCATTCTAGGATCAAGGTATTTACCAAACTGTCCTTTAATTTGTTGTCTAAGTTTATATTGTTCCCTAAATCTTAAATAAAATGCTGTTGAGCCTGTAATAAATTGTGATATTAATGCCCAAGTAACGTCAATTAAAAGTCCTTGTTGTATTAAATAGTATCCAAAAAAACTTACAGATAAAAATAAAAAACTGGTTGTTATAATTCCTGTTGTAATTCCAAAAATATTTATTAATAGCCAGGTAAGCATTATCAGCGATATCAATATAACTATTTCTAAGGCTAGTGCATAATCAGGTATATATGGACTATCTTGTATTAAGATTGACTCTGCTAAAGCAGCTTGTATTTTGTGAGGCTCAAGTAACTTGTTATTTGGTACTGCTATTTGAGGCATTATTCCTTTAGCAGTAAAACCTACAAATACAAACCTTCCTTCAACATCCATTTCTTGTAAATTAGTTTGTGGTGTATCTACAAAACTTAACCACTTTCTACCAAGACTATCTGTTTTAACTGGAGGCAAACCTCTAACTCTTATTTCTTCTATCCCATTAGGATTAGATTTAATAACATATGTATCTGCACCAACTAAAATTTTTAATACTTCTGTT